GCACGCCAGTGAAGTGGTTGTCGTCCGTGTCATCGTCTACTTCAAAGACGAGAGAGCCTATCTGGTTGCCGTCTAGGTCTTGGGCGTCCATCGTAATGTTGCCCTTTCCTGCCGCTTGTAAGATCACTGAGTAGGTTTCTTTCGTTTCAGATAGGGAACCATGCCAAAGCAGGGGCGTTACTATAGTCGTTTCTGGGTGAACGCCTGTCTCTGTTTCAACGTCATTGATATTGTAGACGCCGCCGATTGTGCCGTAGACGAGTTGGCCAGCAAGGAAGCTGCCGCACCGCGCTTCAAGAAAGTCGCCTGTGCTAAACTTTGGCTGGGGTTCGCCACCCTCTGGATTGAGGGCCAGAGTTAACCGCCTGCACGAGTGGTCGCCCGCCTGTGGGAAAAATACGTGGTAATGCGCGGTGTCTTGATCAAATACTGCCGATATTCTCTGAGGGTCAGGGACGCTGTCAAAGAGTTCCCTGTAAAGAATGTCGATCTTGTCTGACAGCGAGTAGCTGTAGACGAGGATGCCGTTTTCTTCAGATCGCTTGATAGAGTGGATGCCGCCTCTGGAGCAGAAAATGAGGTCGGTTCCCGCGTTTGCGATTGTATTGTGGGAAGAGCAGCCAATGTTGATGTATGTACTGTCGTCTATTGTCCAAAGGTTTATGTTTGGATCAATCTTATAGACCAGTGCGCGGTCAGCGGTGAATATGACAAGACGGTTTTGCTCAAATGCGCCCAGAGCCGTTACCCTGTCGGCAGTGCCAAGTAGGTTGCCGACGTCTATCTTGCCAGCACGAAGAACATTTGTGTCGTCTGCGTTCTCGTCGTTTGGAAAGATGTCGTCAAAGTCAACACGGCTCAAGTGGACTTCTGTAGCGGAGCCGCTTGTGCCAGCTACAACCAAACGACGCTGGACGGAGGTGACAAATGCAGGGAGTAGAGCGTTGATAGAAGCAGACGTATTCCTTACAAAGCTCGACCCGTCATACTTATACATGGCACGGCCAGAAGTGGCTATCTGGACTTTAGTGTTAAACACCGTCGAGGTGATAACTGCGCCTTTAGGGTGAACCTCGTTGAGATAGTGGTTGTCATCTGACTGGAAGTTTACCGCCGCTCCATCTTCTTCGGCATAAAATACGCCGCCCGTCTTAAAGTGGTTGACGTGCGTTACTTTAGTTGCGCCCGACCTGTAGGTAGCAGAAGGGTCTCTTACTATTTGGCCTCGCCAGTCGCAAAAGCCGTTTGTCATTTCTGCAAGGTGCTGTTCCTTGCCAGTATCTAGGGACGTTATATCCCTGCTGGTGTCCAAGCCTTGAAAGTCCTCATAAGAAAACGCCTTGGTCTTAACGCCAGAGGGGGAGAACGTGCTCATAAACTAACTGTTCCGTTTACAGTAGACGTTTTCATTCGGTTCACGTTTCTAGGATTTGAACCATTGTCTGCTACGCGCAATCTTATTGGAGTATTGCCGTTCAATGACCTCCATAGCTGCTGGTTCAGCGTCCTTTGGTAGTTCGGCATGTAGATTTTAATCTTATCCGAGCTTTGCTGGAGAGAATAGTGGGCGAGAAGGCCAGAAACTACGATCTGATCGTCGATGTTACGGCTTTCGTCTATGGATTTGTAGTAAATAAGGGGATCAATACTCGTGCTTGACGTGGTGTTGTCTCCAGACGTGGTCGAGTAGGTTGTTCTTGGTGCGTAAGGGTGCATCCTGATGTCATCTATGATCATGTTCGCGAACTCGATGAACATAAGTAGGACGTCACCGTCTACTGTGGTCGCGTTAAAATCTCCGAAACGTCTGAGAGCCTGCATAGACAGGGTACGCAAGGGCGTATTGCCGTTTGTAATTTGTGGATTTGTCTGGCTGTCGAGCGTAGTTGTAAGAGTTTGGCTGTCAGACGAATGTATCGCACCCGTCATCAGGACACCGCTCGTATAGTGGGTGTCTCCTGTGTAGACCGAGCCGTTCGGAAGATAATTCGCCATTGGTTATGCCTTTCGGACGATCCGTGCGTTCACAAAAAAATGGTTGGCCTCGAAGCGCTCAACGTCTCGGCTGTCCACTTCGTATTCGAGACGCCCGTTATTAAAGTTTCTGATGGACTGTATGCCTGCGACTGGGAACATGACGGGTTCTTTTTCGCGGCTCTCGTACCAGACCGTTGTAGGTGCTGCGGGTTCTTTTTTTACGGGGGTCTTCTTGGTAGCCATAAGGTTCTCCAAAGTTAAAGGGGCGCTCTCGCGCCCCTCCAATATGGTATATAAGGAGACAGTAGTCGTCCTTAGTTGGTCCGCGTGTTCCAGCCCTTGATGTACGCGTGAACTTTGTCCTGCAAAAGTTCCAGACCACACTCGGTCAGATACTCGTGCTTGATGCTGTCGGCGTCTGCTGCTTGGCGGTTTTCCAAGAGCTGCGTATCGCGACCTTCAAGGCAGCGATAAGACATGTATGGGAAGTCCACGATGACCATCGCGTTCTTCATGTGGTCAAGCTGACGGAACATTGGGTGTAAATGAACCATCAGGTCGCCTGCGAAAGTAGAGTATTTCACCAAGTTCACACCATAGGTGCCTTCGACTGCTGTTGGTTGCCAGCGATCTTTACCGATTTGCTGGAGCTGGTTCGCAACAGTCTCGCCTACGAAAGCAATCTTTTGGTTGCTGCCGTATTTGAATACAGTGCTGATCAGCAGGCTATCGAAGCCTTCTTCAGTCATCTTGCCTGCGCCTGTGCCGCCGTAGGAAGCATAGTCAGTCGCAATATCCACCACGTTGGTCAGCGAGTTTACCAGACCGCCAGTGTAGCGGGTGGGGGTTGCGCTGGAACCGTTGGCTTCATGCTTGACGCCAAAGAACATCGCTCTTTCAATATCGCTCATGTGCATCTTGAGAGCTTTGGTCATGCTCTCGTCCATCTTGTCGCCAGTCCGAAGGAACGTGGAAGACAAAGTGTTTGATACTTGGAACGCAGTACGGAAGATTTGCGTGTAGTTTGACACGACTGTCGCATCGAAACTGATTGCGGTTGGGGATGACCCACCTTCAGCCGCCGCAAACCCTGCAATAAACAGGACTGCATTGTTTGCAATCTGGTGAGATGTACCACCAATGTTTCTGGTAACGGCCAGAGTTGTCGATGCGGTGTCGGCTGTGACGTGCATGACTTCGCCAGTCGTCTGGTTGATGACGATTGAACCGTTGACGGCAAACTTGTTGTCGTCTGCGGAGGTGATCGTAATCGACGTGCCAGAAGTGTTTGCGATTGCGCCGTTCACAATAAGTGTGCGGTCGGGCAGCTCGTCACGGAAGTTTTTGTACTCTGGGTCGTCTGTGGTTTCAGTAGACGACATAGCAAGCATAGCCTGCAATGGAGCGTTTCCGTTTGGTTCGAGAAGCGTAAAAAGCTCTCGATAGTTCTTTGGACGGAAGTCGGTGCTGAACTCACCTGATCCGCGCATACCTTGAATGCCTATGGACATTGTATTTCTCCTTGGCGCTAGAGTGCGTTTTACATTTTGGTGAGCTTACGGTATTACCATCGCCTTGCTCGAATAGCCGTCTGGCCGTAGCGAGACATGTGACTTGGGAGCTAGGGTAAACAAGTAATTTGGGCGCGTCGTCCCTACTTCCAGCTTATGCGTTCTGAACTGGTCTTTTTCTTCATCGCGCTGGTGCATTGGGCTTTAGTTGGACGGCAAGCAGGATAAGACTTCCGCTTCTCACCCTTTTTACGGCCACATGATTTGCCGGTTTTGCAGTCAATCCAGCCTTTGCCGCCGTTTTGAGAAAACCATTTATGTAGGCCGTCGCTGCTCATTTCTTTTTCTTTCCGATATTGTAGTTCTTCGCACCGACCTTGCGGCAACGAACCATATGTCCAGAGCGGTAGGCAGAGTTCTGCGGCATCGCTCTGACCACCTTTTTGTAGCATGCGTCCTTCTTTTTCTTCGTAGCCATTTCGTTCTCTCGATTAAATTGCGTCGCCAAACACGCGCACGCAGGCAGGCAGGGCGTAATTAAACTTTCCATCCATTGCTATGCCGAAGTAAACGCTCATCGCCTCCTCGTAGCACTCCGTTTCAGAGCTGTAAGTCACCAAGTCATTTCTCGTGTAGACTTGGCAACTTACAGCGTCTGCCGTGGAGCACCCTAAGAAGATGAGCACCCACATTATCTCATCGCACAGGGGCAGTTGGGGTGTGTCATCGGCCCTGTCCTTGTTTTGGTTGCGACTTGGCGTGTCTTGGGAGACTTCACTTCTTTTTCTTTCCGTAGCTAACTTTTTTAGTTGGTTTCATTTTCTTTCCATAGGCCATGCTTTTCTCCTTTGTTTAGCATTTCCATCTACGTCTAGCGGCGCAGATACGTTTCTTGGGTGTCTTGGAACACGAGATGTTGTGCATCTTCATTTGGCCAGCAGAGCGAGAGCAGTAAGAGGACTTGCGCTTACCGCCAGAGGGTTGCGGAGCCTTGAGCTTGGAGCCGCACGCCTTGTTGTATTTGGCACGGCCTTTCGCGGTTAGCCCTGCGCCTTGAGAGGCGGGCTTCTTCTCTCCACGTCCAACAGAAAGGGAAACTTTGCATTTCTTTTTTGCCATGTTCTTTCCTAAAAAGCCCGCCCCCGAAGGGGCGGGAGGTGGGGAGGAATTACGCGATACCTTTGTTGGACATTGCCTTAGAGGCGAAGCTATCGAAGCGGGAACTGGACGGTGCCTCGCCTGCTGGGCCAGAGGTGGGGGTTGAGCCGAATGAGCCAGTCATTGCCTGACGCTTCTGGGCGATGGCTTTGATGCGCTCCATTTCGGGTGAGTTCATATTGTTTTTGAAGTCCGTCATCACCTTGAGTGTGAGGTTCGGGTTGATGAAGTCTTCCATCGTAAAGCCGCGCTCTGCTGCAAAGGCCATGAAGGGTTCGGCTTGGTCGTCTGCGAGCTGAAGGTGCGCTTGGACGCGGTCCACGTTGTTAGCAATTTGTTTTTGCATTGCCGCAACTTGTGTGCCCTCGGCTTGTTGGACGCCTGTTTTGGCTGCGTCTGCCACGCCTGCCGTTTGGGCCATGACCTGTCTGAGCATTTGCTGGGTCTGCGCGAGCTGCTGTTGCATCGCCGCCATAGACTGACCTTGCTGGCCGCTGCCCGTCATCATTTCACGATAGCCAGGTGGTAATGTTGCTGCGTTGTCCTGCTCCCACTTTGTGAGCATGGCATCGCGGTCTTCTGGCTTGGGTGCGTCGCCCGACTTTTCGCCTTTGGTGTTGCCCATTGTTGGGTTCGAGGCTTGAGCCTTGAGCATGTTGTCGATCTTGTCGGCAATCTGTTTACTTGTGGCGTTGGGGTTTGCCTTCTGGATTTTAGAAACGAGGCTATTAATTGGCCCGTTTCGCGCATGCTGGTGATTGAGAGATGCGTAGCGCTGGAAGGTGGATTGTATCTGCTTTTCTGTCAGAGGGCGCTTGTTTCCGTCGCCCATGTCTATCTCGTAGACAATGGCCTCGGCTGACATCTTATCGCCTTCGGTGTCAGGACTTCCTTTTGCGGAGGCTTTATCCTCGGCGCTGTCCTTTGCTTTGGGTGCGGGAGCGGCCAGTGGCGGCTGCTGCGGTGGAACGCCCATTTGCTTTGCGGCCATGCTGTCGATGGTGTTGGCGGCTGCTTCGGGGGTTTGGGGTAATGCCATAATATCTCCTTGCCCAGCCGTAGCGGGGCGGTTTGTGTGTGGGGATATTATGCTAGAGGTGGTGTGGGGGTGTCGTCCTTGGCGAGAGCAACCTCACCGTACAGTTTCGATTTCAACCTGATGGGTATGTCTACCAGCGCCTTTGCGGCGAATATGCTGCCACGACGGAAGTTAATTTCGTCTAGCGACATGTTCGGGTTTTCTGCGATGGCCATAGCTGCTGAGACGATCTCGTCTTCCATGACCTTTCGCAAGACGATCCAGCCCTTAGACTTCTCTAAGGCTTCGATTGCGGCCAGTTGGGATTTAGGGGTCACTTTTTGCGGCTACCCTTTTTGGCTTTGCCAGCCATGACTGCGCCGTGTCCGTATTTGCCAGACGAAGTTTTGTGAGGATGAGTTAGTTTTGTGTTGCCGCCCATGTCAGCTCTCCTAGTTTGTTACTGCATCTTGTTCAAAATAGTTAAGAGGATAAGTATTGTCGCCCCGCTCGTGGTAATTAATACGGCCTCTATGCGCTTTACTCTCGTAAACACCTCCTTGAATTGTATGCGTACCTCGGTTTGAATGGCAGTCATTTCTCGCTCCAGTGCGCTCACGCGGGTTTCAATATTTGCTATAATGCGGACATCATCGGTCATACTCAACTCTGGCTCCATACAAGATTGCTACCAACGTAAACGTGAGTAAATTGATTACTCCCCAAATACACGCCTTCTACCACAGTGCCTCCGATCTTGATGTTGCGGGTAGCAGAACTTTCGCTTCCACCAACAAAACCAAAGGGACCGATTGCAAGACCTGTGTTGTTTATACCGAAGGGGTCAATTTTTAAGGTCATTACGACACCGTAAACGTTGGGGCGCTAATTGTATAAGTGTCTGCTACTGTACGACCACTATGCGAATATAACACTATGTTCATACCCATGAACCGTGCGTCTGGGTCAAGGTTTGTTGCCGTTGTGGACATAGTGTACACATTCCCGCTTAAAGTTCTCGAAAAAGCCCCGTCACTGTTAGCGCCCGAACGGTTATCCTTTATAAAAAACGCCGTTGAATTTGGGCCGTAAGTTAAAGCCGAAGAACTTCTTGTGATGGTATAGCTAACAGCTAAACTGGTTGCTGAAGATAGATCAGGTAACTTAAAGACAAACGACTTCATGTGCATTTCATTAATTTGAGCAGCGCTACTCATCATAACAACCATATCACCATCGGCGTTATTATAGGACAGAAGCGCAGAAAACGGCGCGTTAACTGTAGTGTTCTGTTGACTCCACAAAGCCAAAGGTGCGCCGTCGAAAGTATTTCCAGCGAAGTGCATGTTCTGCCCTGACCACCTAGTGGTAGCCGTGTAGGCTTTGTTGGTTAGAAATATATTTGCGTTTGTAGTTTTGTAATCGGTGCTTCCGCAGTCCAAAATCCCGATACTGTTATTCCATAATCCGTAAGAATACGAAGTTAATGTACCGGTGCCTGAGTGCATGTTGATAGCAGGCACGGCTGACCAAACTGCGGGGGCTATAGGGACGCGGTTTGCCGTGACGTTATCAATAAAGTATTCGCTTGGATTAACAGAACTACCATATTTAGGACCGCCAGTGCTGGCGATTGCCGAACTTGGATAATTCGCGTCATTAGACGCATAGTTTGTAGCCGACGCAGGTATTGTTAGACCGTTAGTTATATCCTTAAAGAGGACCCCTGCGCTGTTCATGTATCCGTATAGATGAGAGTTCTCCAAAAAGGAAATCTGGCCGTCTGGCTGGTTGTTGTATATAAGCGAAGAACCCGTATAGGGTTGATTAAATATCGCGTTCCCTAATACCATCTTGTATCTGAGCGCATTGATGTATGGCGACTGCCCACAAAACATATTCGAAATCTTGAAGATGCCTCGTATGGCAACAGTTGATGGGCCAGTACCGTCAAATCGCTGATAGTACGAGTTAAGGAAGTTTCCATATTCGATGCAAGGGGTGTCGTCTTCAGAAGAATTTATTGTGGTGTTGTTAATTGTAGCATAATTCCAAGAACTGGTTGTATTGTGCCCCCATTGGCCAAGATGGAATTGGCCTTGCTGTATGGAATAAAGCCTTTGGGCATGCTTGAGGGAGGGTATATAAGTTGCAGATGGATGATACCAGTTAATAAAGGTACTGGGCATGTCAAACTCTTGGCCAGTTTTGTTGCTTCCGTTCCACCATACAATCGTTAGGTTATGACTGCCGCCTGCTTTGATTGGCAGAATTGTAAAACCACCCCGCGCACTTGAGCTGACCCAGCCATCAGTAACGGTTATTTGTTGCACACTAAAATTAAAAGCGTTATCTGGGTTGCTCGAAAATGCAGCGTTGTAGTCGAATACGTAAACAGGGTCTACGAACGCGACCTTAACATTATCGTTGACGTCGATGCCTATTTTTGCAGCGAGCCAGCCATATAAAGCATTTCTGATATGGTTGTATAGCGGTATCTCGTTGGTGGCGCTCGCAAAAAGGCCAGCCCTGCCGTGATGCAGCATAAACTTATTAGTGCCTAACATTCCCGGATCGTGAATGATAAAGGCAGGTACGGTGTCGCCTGTAGCGGCAAGTGCTGTCTTGTAAGTGGCAACGTTACTATGGTCGCCTGACGCATAGTTTAAACTGTTATAGTCCGCACTTGTAATATCAATCGTATTACCTGTTGTTCCGATGTTGTGGTAAAAGCTTGTTAAGGGTTGGCCTTTTAACCTAATCTCGTCGTTAATGGATAAAGATGTGCCATTGAGCGCTGAAATTGCGTTTGCGCTAAACAGTTCAACAAGACCAAAAGGGGTAGCATAATTTCCATTGCGCGTAGTTGTGCTTGTGGTCCCGTGTATCCCACCCTTCGGTGTGTCAATGTATGGGTCGACCCAGTAAACAGCCATTTATGCCTCCAATTCAGCCGCGAAAGCTAAAGACGCCGCTTCTGCTAATTGGATTAGCGTCTCAAAAGGCAGACTGGTATCCTCAGAAATAAGACGGTAAACACTATGATATTCAGTCAGATCATCTTCTGATGTAACCTCATAGATCAGCTTCGCGTATATTTTATCGCCCCTGTATTCTATGTTGTTCGAGTTGGGCATTTGTGTTGCGGTTTTCATAATTTCTATCCCGTTACGAAGTAAATGGTATTGGCGTCTGGACTACTTGGGAGAGCAGTCACCACGGCAATAGATTTGCCATCCACGCTATCTGCATCACCGCCACCAGCCGCCGCCCAAGTCAGACCACCTGTGTCGCCTGATTGGGCTGTCAGAACATAACCGTTTGTTGGCGTGTTGCTTACTTGGAGGTTAGCTTCGTCAACAACGTCATTAGCAATAACAGTCGCACCGTCTGACGTGGACGTCACCTCACCGCTATGATTGGGGTGTGTGTAAACCGTATTTGTATCGACCCAAGGGACGTTTACATACATTTTTTCGCTGTCTAACTCGACAGGGTAATTTTTACCGCTCTCAGTGTAACCGATTTTTACAAGGCCAAGCGCGGATGAGGTGGATAAGCTATAGGTCGTATTTGTATCAGTATTTGTATCGACCCAAGGGACGTTTACGACTGCTTGGTTCGCGGCGTTTAGTTGGATGCCGTAAGTGCGGCTGGCGGCAGTAGTAACAGTATTCGCGGCTACAGATTGATCCGTATTGTTGAATAACTCTATCCCGCCTCGAACTTCATTGGTAGCCAAGGGAAGGCTGTAATTGTTTGCATTTGTGGCGATGTTGTCCAGCTTTAAGCCGTCTACGGAAAGGTTTCTTCCGTCCACTGTTTGGGTGCCAGACATCGTAATGTTGCCTGTGAGCTGACCGCCAGAAAGCTGTAAGAACCCACTGCCAGCAGAAACGCCGTTTTCCCACGCGCTGCCAGTGTAGACTTTAAGCGCATTGGCCGTGGTGTTGTAGAATAGATCGCCTTCGTCGTTGCTGGACGAGGGGTCGCTGGAGCCAATGCGGTATTTGTCCGCGAAGTCGTTGACCGAACTGATGTTGGCCGCGACCGTGTTGACGTTTGATATTGAGCCGCCGACTGCGTTTACGTTTGATATAGAGCCGCCAGTGTTGTTTACGTTGCCAATACTGCCCGCAACCACAGTCAAGTTATTGCTAGAGGCTGATATAGTGTTGCCCATAGCGTTGCCGTGGACACTACAATAATATCGCAAAGACGAAGGCGCATCAGAGGCAACCGCAAAAGTAACAGTCGCGCCTGACGACCCTGCGGTGCCGCTAGACGTTACACCTGTCGTGTAAGCGTTTCCTGACGCGTCCTTAAAAGCGATAGGGTGGTTCGAGTTTGTGCCGTCACTTTGGTTAAACACATAGGTGTTACCGCGAACCAGCGCCAATACAGGGTTGTTGACGCCATCAATTGCAAAAAAATTCTGACCGCCAACATTCGCAACAGTAACGGTAAACGTCGTGTTTCCCGTTAAAACACTCGTGAGGCTATTTACGTTGCTTATGCTACCCGCAACAGCGTTTACGTTAGAGATGCTGCCAGCCGTCGTGTTGACGTTAGTAACGCTACCCGCGACTGTGTTGACGTTGGAAATCGAGCCGTTAACTGTGTTCAAACTGTTGATGTTGGCTGTCGTCGCCATCGCGTTGAGGTCTGAGACGAAGTCAAGGGTCGCGAGCTGGTTGAGGTCCGTGACAATGTCTAATGTCGCGAGGACGTTAATATCCGAGACGATGTCCGTCGACGCAAGGGTATTAAGGTCCGAGACGATGTCTGTCGTCGCGAGGGTGTTTAGGTCCGAGACGATGTCCGCATCGGCCAGTAAGTTGATGTCATTGATTACGTCGGTAACGGCCAGAGCGTTTAGGTCCGAGACGAAGTCGGAGGTTATTAAGCTGGCCTTGCCCGCGACGGTGGTGATGTTCGCTGATATGCCCGCAACAGTGTTGATGTTGCTGATTGCTCCGCTGACCGCTGCAACGTTGCCAGTGGTCGCCCAATGCTTCGCGGAGTAGTCTGAGCCGTCTACTGTGCTGCCAGTTTTTGTGGCCCACTCTTTCGCCGCGCCCTTGGATGCCGTGTCCGTTACGCCCGTGCCGCCAATGGCCCACGCTTTTGATGAGTAGTCTGTGCTCTGGACTTGGCCGTCTGTCTTGCTGGCCCAGTCTCTTGCCTCTGAAACATCTACGATCTTTGAGGTGTTGGCGCTGGATATGAAGTTGCTCTCAGACGAGTAAGCCGTTGCGCTGGTGAGGCCGTGAACGATGTAGACGTCTTTAGTGGAAAGAGTGACGAGGTCGAAGTTGTTGTAGGACGTGGATGTGGAGAAAGTGCCAGTGACTTTGAAGAAGGTTGTTACGTCTGTCCAGCCTGCGGTGGAGCTTGAGTATTGGCCGACGCGGACTTGGAGTTTGTCTGTGGAGGTGTCGAAGCGGAACTGAAAGTTGTCTGCCTTGAAGACGCCAGTGGAGCTGTCAAACATGTCGTCTAAGAGGTCGTGAAGCTGGCGATTGCCAACCTCCGCTGCCTCTAGGTACGTGTCAAGACTATGGGTGCCAGTCTTTGCGCTGACAAATTGTATCTGTTCGCCCTTGGGAGTTGTAATAGCCATCAGTCGTAATACCCCAATTCCTTCATCATCTTGATCATCTTGGTCTTGGTAAGAGAGTAGCGTTCGTCTACGGATTTTATTGAGTTCGCTTCGAGAGCGGCCAGACGGGATTGCAGCGTTTGGATTTCAGCCTGCTGAACGGCGACTGTTCGTGCCAGCTCGTCTGTGTGGTACTTCGTCTCTCTTTCTAGGGTGGCCACAGACGCATCTACAAATGCGGCTGTGGTGCCTTCGACTTTGTCTCGGAGTGCGTCGCGCTGCTGTGCGTTCATCTCTGTGCTCCTTGCCGCATAGGGATCAGGTTTCCCTTCTGCACTTCATTCTGGATGTTCTCTTGCGGCTGGACAGACGCGCCGCGCATCTTCTCCATAAGGGCCAGTTGCTGCGAGGGGCTTGGACCTTTGGCCTTGAGTTCGTCTTGGGAAATTCGGAACCGATCCATGTCGGTGATGCCCATTGCGCGGATTGCTTCCTCTGCAATCTTGCCGCTGCTGTACTCCATGTTGAGACCAGTCTTGTCCATGATCTGGAGCATGTTCATCCAAGTCTCGGCGTTGCGCGTGGGTTCAAGCGGAAGGGTGCCGTCGATGACCAGATAATCAATGTCGCCCTGAAGGTCTTTTGCCACGTCATAATCGAGGTAGCCGTCGTCTACGACGGAGGAGAGCTGGGTGGGCATATTGTCAGGATCGACCTTGATCGAGCCTTCCATTGTGAGGGCGTCTTGTATGTTGTTGGTCATCATCCTGACCATTGGCCGTATGGTGGTTGCGGACATAATTCTGGAGATCACTCCGAGGCGCTGAGAGCCTAGCTGGGTGAGCCTCTGTATCTCCGTGG